ATGCCGATGAAGTAGACCTTATTGTTTCCCGTGATGACAGAAAATCAATCAGATACCAGAATGATATTGTTAGCCTCCCAGATGTTCTACTCGCTAGAACAGGCTCTGCTACTGGTAACTACAATTTGTCAGTTCTACGACAGTTTGAGCGACTGAATGTTCCTACCCTGCCAAACTCTACTGCGATAGAAGCAGCAAAGGATAAGATGTATGCCAATCAGATCCTAGCACAAGCAGGACTTCCTATTCCTAAAACGATGCTCACTCGTTTTCCAAGTGATTGTGATCTAGTAGAAAAGCAAGTAGGATTTCCCTGTGTTGTCAAAGTAATTACTGGTTCTTATGGTGCTGGCGTTTATCTTTGTGAGGATAAAAAACAATTCAACGACTTGTCAGAACTCATTTCTGCGCTAGACTTCAAGAACTCCATGATTGTCCAAGAGTATGTACAATTTTCAGAAGGACGTGATCTTCGTGTTATCATTATTGGTGGTAGGGTCGTTGGTGCTATGCTTCGCCAAAGTACCGATGGATCATTCAAGGCAAACATATCCCGTGGAGGTAAAGGAGTAGCTTATGATGTTGATGACAAAATGGAACTGCTTGCTATCCAAACCGCAAAGGCATTAGATCTTGACATCGCTGGTATTGATTTGTTGTTTCATGAAGATGGATATAGGGTCTGTGAAGCAAACTCCTCACCAGGATTTTATGGTTTTGAAAATGCTTTGGGTATAAACATTCCCGCAAAGATCTTTGAGTATGCTAAAATGAGGTGTGGAGAATGAATAAAACAACCCCGCAAAATGTATTAGAAGCAAACCTAGCGTTGTTTCGTGCTAAAATGAACCTACCTACTGCTGCTGCCCACTGTGGCATGACGCAGAAAGAAATGAAAATGACCTTCTTTGAATATCTTAAATATCATGATCCAGACTACCAAATCTTTGAAGACACCTCTACGTTATCCTGGGGGGAAAAGTAGAGCACTTCCCAAGATCTTTCAATATATTCCTGATCTAAAATGTTTTGATAAATATCGTGAACCATTCCTTGGTGGTGGTTCTGTAGCTCTTGAAGTTGCCAAGCGATATCCTTTCTTGGATATCTGGGTGAATGATCTTTACAATCCTTTGTATAACTTCTGGTGTATCCTTCGTGATGAACCAAAGGAACTGTACGAATGTATCAAAGGATATAAAGAAGACTACGGCACTCCTGATCTTGCCAGACAACTTTTTAATCTGATGAAGGAGCATCTTAATCATCCAGAAGCAGAAGATTTTTATCGTGCTGTAGCATTCTACATTATCAATAAGTGTAGTTTCTCTGGTCTGACTGAGAGTTCTTCTTTCTCACCACAAGCAAGTGTTAGTAACTTCTCTATGAATGGTATTGAAAAACTTCCTGGGTATAGTGAGATTATCAAAGACTGGAAGATTACTAACGATTCGTATGAAAAACTATTGACAGATGATATGGGTGTATTTGTGTACATGGATCCTCCTTATGACATTAAGGATAACCTCTATGGGCGTAAAGGATCAATGCACAAAGGATTTGATCACGATAAGTTTGCTAACGATTGCGATAGGTATCTTTGTTCTCAACTGGTATCGTACAACAGTTCCAACCTTGTGAGAGAGCGGTTCCATGAGTGGACAGTTGGAGAATTTGCACATACATACACCATGAGGAGCGTGGGATCGTATACAATAGATCAAGCAGAACGCAAGGAACTACTCCTTTACAACTATGAAAGTTAAAGTCCAACTCTACGTCGCAGGTCGTCTCTTTGATGAGATCGTTGAAGCGGCAAACTACCAGGATGCCAGGGAGACTGCCCTAGCACGTAATCCTAAAGCTAAAGTTATTGGCGTTACTGCCGTGTTCAAATGAAGAAGTATCGCCAGATTTTGTGGAGACTATGGTGTAAAGCACTTGGAGAGAAATCTACTAATGATGACAGAGAAGCAGACAACGTTGCTCGTATACGGACTATTATATTTGTCACTTATCTCACTACTAACCTTTTTATTATTGCGGGGGTCATAAGACACTGGAATGACATACCAACTGAAAGATTACCTATACAGCATCAATCAATCCAAGAGAAACATTCTGGATGATGACATAGATGCAGAGAAAGCATACCCACCTTACATTGTTAATCGTTGTTTGAGTTCTTTTACTGATACTATCTTGTTTGTCAACGAGATGAATAAGAACTCTCATTTACCTAAGAAACTTCAATACGATTTTTTACTAAATAGTGTGAAACCAAGGAAAAGATTTTCTCCTTGGGCGAAAAAAGATTCTATTGATTATCTTGATGTAGTCAAAGAGTATTATGGTTATAATGACGATAAGGCACTCCAAGCTCTTAGGATTCTCACTAAGGATCATTTAGATCGTATTACAAAAGTATTGAATAAAGGTGGAAAGAAATGAGCGGTGAAACTGAAGTCCAGTGGAAGCAATCTGATATGGTTGAAGTCACTCTGAATGAACCAGATGACTTTCTTAAGGTGAGAGAAACGCTGACAAGAATTGGTGTAGCTTCTCGTAAGGAAAAGAAGATCTATCAGTCTTGCCATATTCTACACAAGCAAGGAAAGTATTATATTGTTCACTTCAAAGAGTTATTTGCTCTTGATGGAAAGAATACTAACCTGTCTCTAAATGATGTGCAGCGTCGTAATCGGATCATTCAACTCTTGAGTGATTGGGGTTTGATTAGTATCATAAATCCAGATAAGATTGCTGATTTAGCACCACTCAATCAAATTAAAGTTCTCGCTTTTAAAGAAAAGGATGAGTGGACATTAGAAAGTAAGTATAATATTGGAAGAAAAAAGGTAAGTGAATAATATTAATAGAATTAAAGGAGATGAACTCCAAGAATGTATTTTGAGATCAATTAAATTAGTATAATCCGTAATATTTGTGGAGAGTTTCTATCACTCTTATTGTTATACTACTTGTATAATTATTAATGTGATGCCCTTGTGGGTCACATGTAACGTCGCTTTTTAGGACAATGGTAACATTTAATTGGGAAACATACACACCGTACTCTATTGGTTTTGATGAAACATTCAGAAGATTGGAATCTATTGCAGGAGCAGGATCAAGTTATCCTCCATACAATGTGGTTGACGGAAATGATGGCACAACCATACTTGAAATTGCTTTGGCAGGATTTACAAATGAAGATATTGAAGTCTCAACTGAACGACATGTTTTAAACGTTGCTGCTTCAAAAACGCAGGAAGAAAAAGAACGTAAATATCAACATAAAGGTATTTCTCAAAAAGCATTTAGTCGTAACTGGCAACTAGCAGAAGATGTAGAAGTTCAAAGTGTTGATTTTAAAGACGGATTGTTAACGATTACATTGAAAAAAGAACTTCCTGAAAAAGAAAAAAGAAAAACTTGGTTTTAAAAATCTTAAATAAAGAGCGGGGGGTATTGACAACCCCCCATTTAATTGATATACTAAAAGAAAGCATTTAAAAAACTATGACAGAGACAATTAATCACAATGTCCGTGTAATTCACTTAGTAACAGGTGAACATGTAATTTGCAATTTTACTCAAATTAGAGAAGAAGATAAATTTGTAGCTTATCAAATACTCTATCCACTTTCTTTAACTTTGAATTTTGCAGAAGAAGATACTTACAGTGTTAGTTATCGTAGATGGAATCCATATACTCCATACGAAGATCATAGAATATCCCCAACATCAGTAATTTCTGCAATGCCACCCTCTTTTGATATTCTTAAAAACTATGTTGAAAAACTTAAAGAGGCTAATGTAAATCTTTCTTTCTTACCTAATGACGGAGCCGACATCCTTGGAGAAACTACTCAAAGTGCTACTACTGAAGGACCAGTGGTTGATAGCAACGATTGAAGAAATTGATGAGGTCACTTTTGGTGACCCTGATTGTATTTTAATTAATCCAATGGTAATTGATAATGGACAGTTAAAAAACTGGATTCCGTTCAGCACAAAAAACGAATGTGTTGTAAGATCATCTGATATAATTACCTTTGTAGATCCTTCTAGCGAGTTGCTCGCTTTGTATCAAAAGACAACACCAGAACTGCTTATTGAATGAAGTTTTACACTAATGTTGAACAAGCAGGCAATCGCTTGCTTGTACGTGGTTATGAAGGCGGAAATCCTTTTCAATGTAAAGTGGCGTTTAGTCCCACTCTGTATGTTCCTACAAAAAATTATTCTGAATGGAGAACGCTTGAAGGAAATTTGATTGAACCACTTCCCATGGGGTCAATTAATGATGCAAAAGAATTTGTGAAAAAATATAAAGATGTCGAAGAATTTGACATCTATGGAAATACACGATATCTGTATCAATATATTGCTGAAGAACATCCAGAAGATGAAATTAAATATGATACTTCAAAGATTCGTATCTTCACGATTGATATTGAAACTGCAGCAGAAAATGGATTTCCCGACATAGAAACAGCAGATCAAGAAATATTGGCGATCAGTATCAAAGATTCTTATACTGGTCGCATTATTGTATTCGGTGCTCGTCCTT